TTATCCCCTATTTATAGCCTTTAGCCTTGCTGTTCTATTGTTCATCTTTGATTTGTTCACTGCTACTACTTTGCTCATTCTAATATCTGCATTATCATCATCAATTCGAAATTTAAGCGTTTTGAATTCGCCATTTTGATTAAATGGGACAAACTCTATCACGCCTATACTATCATCTTTGAAATATACCTTTATAGCGCTCTCTCCGCCTATTTGATAATGCACCATATCGCCACTCAAAATCTTTGCACTAGGGTCGCAGATGACTTCATCGCCATCGTCTATCTCAGGCATCATACTATCGCCGTCTGCTATCACTGCATATAAATCCTTATTCCAAATTTCACTCCTACAAAATGCTTTGTTTTCGATATCTTGATATGAATTTGGTAGTGGAACTCCGCAACTTGCTGAACCTACGATAGGGACGAATTTTATATCGCTTTGTTGTCCACCAAACAAAGCACTTGCATCTTCCCCTGTTGCTTTTAGCACCATTTCGATAAATTCAGGGTCTGGAGTTCTGGTTCCATTTCTATATTTGGTGATGCTTTCTTTTGATATCTTATACGAAAACTGCTCACTTAAAAAAGTGCTGAAGCTTTCGCTACTTGAAAAACCTGCTTTTTTTATTATAGTGTCCAAATTTGAAGCAAACATTATTTACCCTTTGTTTTAAGATTTTTGTACTAATTGTACTATAAATAAAAATACATATCGTACTTTTTTAAGCATTTTTTTAGGGTACAAAAGGTACTATTACAATATGAATAAGAAAAAAATAAAAGCAATATTGGAAAAAGTCTATAAAAAAGACCAAATAAGCTCTGTTTTTTTGGGTAGAAGACATATATCTACTCAAAAAATTAAACAGTTGCGAGAAATCGCTCCAAATATACCTACCGAAGCGTGGCTTGACATTCGCGGGTGGCTTGAAGCACAAGAAAACAAGGATAAAAAATGAGCATCATCACAAAAACTCTAAAATCAAATGGCTATTTCGCAATAAATAAACATTTGATGAAAACTTTAGGCTTAAATAAAGCAATTATCTTAAGTATGTTTATCGACAAAGCAGACTACTACGAAAATCAAATGTTCTTCTATACAATAGAAGATATAAGCGAGGCATTAGGCGACGGTCTAAGTGAGCGAGAAATAAGAGCTACTATAAAGGGTTTGATTGATGAAAATTTGATAATCGATAAAGGTATGATAGGCATTCCGGCTAAACGCTTTTTTATGATAAACGAAATCAAAATATCTGAACTTTTTGACAGGGCTAGAGATGGCGAAAATAAAAGTCCTAGCTCTTGCAAAAATGACAGGGCTAGAGATAGCAAAAATGACAGGGCTAATATAATAAACCCACATATTACAAACCCAAATAATATAAACCCAAATAATACAAAAGAAAAAAATGTAAAAAAAGAAAATCCGCAAGGGCTAGAAACAAAAAATGAGAGCGAACAAAACGAAGCTTTTAAAAATCTCAACCTAGAAGCTTTTAGCAAGTGGGTAAAGTATTGCAAACAAAAAGGCTTCAAAATCGTAGGCATTCAGTTTGATGAGCTAAAAAAATATCTTTGCAAGTTTGATAAAGAGAGGCAGGAGCAGATAATAAGCTACTCAATAGCTAACGGCTATAAAGGGCTTTTTGAGCCAAAGATAGAGCAAAACAACCAAAGCACTAAAAGCCAAATGAGTGATGAAGAGCTAGATAAATTTTTTGCAATGCAAAAGAATGATGACCCAGTGCTTTCAAACAACTGGCTAAGCAAGGGACTACCACAAGAAGTCAAAAGCTTCAACCAGCACCTAGATAGTGATGCTATACCTGAAGACTTCAAGCGAAAATTTTTGATAGGAGAATAAAAATGAGCCAAAGAGAAGAGTTCATCTCAAGCGTTCTATTTAGTGGAAAAGCAGATAGAGCACAAATTAAATTTGCTAGTGAGAGCGTCCTGAAAGATATAAGCGACGAGCAACTAAACGGATTTGCGTTGTTTGCGCTATCGATGAAGACAAAATATGACAACAGTATCCAGATGCTACTTAACGCTGCAAAAGAATACCAAAAAGAGAACTATTTGAAAACTATCAGAGCTACAAAACCCTTTCAAAATATCCAAAGCCTGAGAAACTTTCTCAATACGTACTTCAAAGGGAAAATTGTAGGAAGCGGTATAAAGCCGTTTATATACACAAGTATAAGGCTAAATGATGAGTTGCAACTTGTGAATGAAAATACGCAAAAACCACTCAACGCTAGTGATGAGAGCGAGTTTTTAGAAAACTTGCTAAAAGAGCAAGACTTAATCGGCGTTTACAGGGGTGATTTGATAGCTAACCGTATCAAAAAAAGAGATGAGATGGTGCTTGAAGCCGAAATAACCGAAATGAAAAAAATAAATGCTAAAGCCTATAATAAAGATAAAAAAGAGATAGATGAAGCGTGGGCAAGACTAAGCGAACTTGGCGTAAAACTATCAATCATTAGAAAGAACTTGGCGTGAGATTTTCAAAATATAACGCTAAGAGAATAAACGGCTATGATAGCAAAAAAGAGGCGAAAAGAGCCGAGGAGTTAAAGCTACTTCAAAAAAGCGGTGCTATTAGAAATCTAAAAGAACAGACGGCTTTTATACTTCAGCCAAACTTTAGAGACGATAGCGGTAAAATGGTCAGAGCTATTAAGTATGTCGCGGATTTCATCTATGTGAAAACGTGCGATAATTGTCTTATGATAGAGGACGTTAAAGGCTGGAGAACAAAGGATTATATCATTAAATCAAAGATGCTTAAAAAGCATATTGCAGATGGGACTATACGTGAGATTTGTAATGATATAGACTTTAATTTTTCAAATGTGATTTTTTTTGAAAGTTGATAGAATTGACAGGTAGCGACTTAATTGATGATTTTTATTTTCTTTGCGAAATTCTAAATGATGATTACGATTGTGTAGCATCGTTTTTAAAAAGATATAAACTGACAAATAAAAAAAAATCTCTTTTGATTTTCTTAATGGAAAATCTGCTATTAAAACGCCTTGAATATGAGATTAATTCCGCTTTGGATATAAAGATGAGAGAAATCCGAAAATTTGCTAAAGAATGGCAAAGAGTGAGAGAAAAAAATGAAAATAAAAAAATAATTGAAAGGAAACTTTTTAATGCCTAAGCCTTTACCGCCTTATTTTTGGGAAAATGTAAAAAAAGACTATGAAATGGGGCTCTCTAAAACTGAAATATGTAAAAAGCATAAGATTTTACCGAGCACTTTGTCTATGAGAATAAAACGGAATAATTGGGTGATTTCACAAGCACAAAAAGACGCTTTATCCGAATTCCAAAAAGCGTCCGTGAATTTAGCTGGTGAAATTTCACAAGCGAACGATTTACAGCGTGGAAAAATGCTAGAACGGCTTAACACAATTTTGGAGGATAACGAGCTAATCGCAAATAATAGGCGTTTGCTTAAGGGCTTTCAAAGCAAGATAGCTAGTGGCTTAAGGAATGGACTTTATGAGCGCCCCTCTGATATTAGTGCAGGAACAAGGGCTATTCGAGATATTGAAGCGGTTGCAAATCCGCGCTCAAATGATATCAATATCCAAAACACGCAAGTAGAGCAAAAAATAACAAATGTTGCGATAAAGGTTGATTGGGAGTGAATATATCACTGAATAAAAAACTCAAATCATTCATTACTGAAAATATCCGCTATAAGGTTGTATATGGAGGACGTGGCTCTGGTAAAAGTTGGAATATCGCGAGAATGCTACTTTTGAAAGTCGCTAGTAGCGTCGAGCCCTTAAGAATACTTTGCACACGTGAAATACAAGATAGCATTAAAGATAGTGTATATAAATTGCTTAAGGACCAGATAGAGCTTATGGAATTACCGAACTTCATCACTCAAAACGATATTATAAAGCACGTGAATGGCAGTGAGTTTTTATTCAAAGGGCTTTATACAAATCTATCAAAAATAAAATCATTCGAGGGAGTGGATATCTGCTGGATAGAGGAGGCGGAGAGTATATCGGCGATGAGTTGGCTAATCCTTGACCCTACAATTAGAAAACCAAATAGTGAAATTTGGATATCTTTTAATCCGAGTTCTGAAAATGATATTATCTATCAAACGTTTATTTTAAACAAGCCAGATAATGCAGTTGTAATTAAGCTGAATTATCAAGACAATAAATATTTTCCTGAAGTTTTGAGAGAACAAAAGGATAGAATGAGAGCAAATGACCCTGATTTGTATATGCATATATGGGAGGGCGAACTTAGAAAAAACACGAACGAGCTAGTTTTCAATAATAAATGGCTAATTGATGATTTTGATATTCCCGGAAATACTCATTTTTATTTTGGAGCAGATTGGGGCTTTGCGAATGACCCTAACACGGTAATTAAATGTTTTGTAGACAGCCATTCAGTATATGGGAGTAGGTGCTTGTATATTTGTGATGAGCTTTGTGATAGACCGTACGATGATGAGCGTGAAACTAGCACGGATATTTCAGAGTTGCCGAAACTTTGGGATAATATAAAGGATATTAAAAAATTTTCTGTGATTTGTGATAGTGCTAGACCTGAAACAATATCATATATGAGGAGGGCAGGTTTTAGAGCCGAACCAGCAAAAAAGGGTAAGGGTAGCATTGAGGACGGTATCGAATTTATCCGCGGTTTTGATAAAATTATAGTTTCGCCGAAGTGTAAAAACAGTATTTTTGAATTTGGAAATTATAAATTTAAAACGGACAAAAATAGCGGACAGATAACTAATCAAATAATCGATAAGTATAATCACTGCATAGATGCGCTTAGATATGCGCTTGAACCTTTGATGCTACAAAAAAGAAAAATAGCGTTTTTTGGAGTTCGTTAGTTTGGGTAAAATTCATAAAAAAATAGGTGGGGTATATGTTTGATATTTTCAAGAAAAAGACAATAGAGCAACCGAAAAAAAGAGAAATAGAGCAAATAGAAAAAGTCGTAAAACTAGAGAGCATATCTCAAAAAGTAGATGCGCTAGTTCAGCATAATTTTCAAAGGGACGCTAGTTCAGACGTTCAAGGCATAGGTATGGATAGTGCTACACTTAAGGAGGCTTATACCTTTGGCGGTGGCTATGGAATAAGCCCTATTGTAATGCAGTATTTTGCGGAGCAGAGTTTCATAGGATATCAAACTATGAGCCTACTAGCACAAAATTGGCTTATTTCAAAGGCTTGTATAATACCTGCAAAAGATGCTATTAGAAACGGTTACGATATCACGTTTAATAGCGGTGATGATATTGATGTGAGAATTCTAGACAGAATTAGGGAGCTAGATAAAGATTTTAAAATAAATACCAATCTAGTTGAACTTAGCTATTTCAATAAAGTTTTTGGTATTCGTATCTGTATGTTCGAGATTGATAGCACGGACCCACAATACTATGAAAAGCCATTCAATATCGATAGTGTCAAGCCAAAGGCTTACAAAGGAATATCACAAATAGACCCTGTTTGGATTACGCCGATACTAAATAGCCAAAACGCGAGTGACCCCTCTGATATGGATTTTTATGTCCCTGAGTATTGGCTAGTTTCAGGGAGAAAAATTCATAAATCTCATCTAATAATCGTTAAGGGCGATGAGGTAGCCGATATCCTAAAACCGACGTATAGGTATGGTGGCATTTCACTCACTCAAAAAATATTTTTGCGAGTATATTCCGCCGAACGCACGGCTAACGAAGCCCCTATGCTTGTTCAAACAAAACGCACGAATGTCAGAAAGACCGATATTGCGCAGGTAAATAGCAATATCGACGGATTTAAGGCAGGGTTGGAGGCTCAAATCGCTTTGCGTGATAATTACGGAACACTTGCTATTGACCTTGAAGAGGAGGTTATTCAGCTAGACACGAGTTTAGCCGAAGTCGATACTACAATTATGACGCAGTATCAACTTGTGGCAGGAATAGCGAATATCCCTATCGTAAAACTTTTGGGTACTCAGATGAAAGGTTTTAGCAGTGGGCTTGGCGAATACGAAGCCTACTATCAAGAGCTAGAAAATGAACAAAACTACATTATGACGCCTTTGCTTGATAGACACTATCAACTATTAATTAAAAGCTACATAGAGCCTGAATTCGGTTTCAATGAGAACGCAACGGTGGTATGGAAGTCTGTTCAGTCAATGAGCGCAAAAGAAAAAGCGGAAATTCAAGAAATCAAATCAAGGACAGACGCTACACTTGCAAATATTGGAGCTATCGACGGCGAGGCTATTCAAAAAAGAATTATCACAGACCCAGATAGTGGCTATATGGGAGCCGTTATTGAAACTCAAGAGAGCGAAAATATTCTATCGGAGCTTTTAGATGATAGCGAAAATAAAGCTCAAGCCTAAAAAAGAAAAATGGGCTGAACAGTTCAAGCCAAAGTATATCAAGGGCGAACCTCTACATAATAGTTACGCGATCGAAAAAGAATATCAGGAAAAACTTGAAAAGCTAGTATCAAAAATGAGCGTAATTGCACAAAAAGAAATAATAAAGCTTTTTAAAAAAGATAGCCCTGCGTATTTTGCAAAAGATAGTAGCATCACAAGTCAAGCGCGTATTTTATTATCAAGCTTGAATGATAAATTATCTGAACTTTTTAATTTTGAGGCTAAAAATTTGTCTGAATGGCTTGTTAGAAAAGTAGATAAATTTTCAAAACAATCAGTGTCACAAAGTTTAAAAAAACTAAGCGGTGGGGGCGTGATTGATACTAGAGGGCTATCCGAAGAGACGAAAGAAATCCTTAAGGCGAGTGTAAATCAAAGTGCGGACTATATAAAATCCATTGGACAAGAATATATCACTCAAATCAAAGGTGCCGTATATCGCTCTATCACAACAGGCGAGGGATTAAAAGACTTAGTTCCTTTTTTTGAAAAATATGACGGTATCACAAAACGCAGGGCGAAGAATATCGCGCTTGACCAAACACGAAAAATTACAAGTGCTTTAAATATGGCTAGAATGAAACAGAACGGGATTACTAAATTTATGTGGAACCACTCATCGGCTGGACTGCATCCGCGAAAAACACACGAGGCATTTAATGGAAAGATTTATTCATATGATGAACCGCCCTATGATAGCGATGCAGGTTTAAGAGTGCTACCAGCACAACTTCCAAACTGCAAATGTTTCGCAACGCCTGTGATAGAATTTAGCGAATAGGATTTTTATAATTGATATTTATTATAAAATATTTAAAAAGTTTTTTTGAGGTATGCAATGAGCAAACGAAAATATGATAAAAACGGATTTTTTGAGGTAAGAGACAATCCTATAAGCAAAGTAGGGATATTTCCATATATGGGGAGCTCAATCGGTGCAGATGAACCGAACAGGATATACCGTGTGTATAGACCAGCGGAGGAGTTATCCGATAAAGAGGCTATTGAAAGTTTTAAGTTAATCCCCTTTGTAGATGACCACGCTATGCTTGGTAATGGTGAAATCCCTGCTGAAAAAAAAGGCGTTCACGGAACAATTGGCGAAAACGTATATTTCAAAGACGGCGTTTTATATGCAAATTTGAAGATTTTCAGTAATTCATTACAAGAACTAATAGAGGAGGGAAAGAAAGATTTAAGCTTGGGGTATCGTTGCGAATATGACTTCACCGCTGGGAGCTACAATGGTGAGCCCTATGATGCAGTTCAAAGAAAAATAAGAGGTAATCATATCGCCCTTGTAGACGAGGGACGTATGGGTAGGGACGTGTCAGTGCAAGATTGCGCCGACGCTACAAAAATGATTTTTACATTTGACGGAAAGGACTTAAAGATGAATGAAGAAATTGAAAAATTAATTGACGATAAGTTGGCACCTGTGCTTGAAGCACTTAATGGTCTTAAACAGCTAGAAATTAAAGAACAAGAGACAAAGTCTGAAACAGTAGATAGCGAAGAAGATAGACGCGAGATAATCCGCGAGATAATGGCTATCGCTGCTAAACCCACTGAAGATTTCGAGGGTGGCGAAGAAGAGAGAGAGCGCACTATCGCAGGACTAGCTGAAAAACTAGCATATGAAAAAACAGCCGATGAGTGCGTAGAAGATGAGGAAGAACCAAAAACCGAAGATGAGGAAGAGCCAAAAACCGAGAAAGAAGCTAAGGGGGAGGATAGTATCGATTATAAGAAAAGATACAATTACCTTAAATCCAGAATGAACGGCTTAGATAGTGCTATCAAAAAATCTATGCTTGAAGAAGTAGCGAAAAAGACAAGACTAGCTGATGAGCTATCGTATCACATTGGCACTTTTGACCACTTAGAGATGGGATTATCGGACGTCGTAAGATATGGCTTACAAAAATTAGATTTAAAGGCGCAAAAAGGACAAGAGGAAGCTACACTTAGAGGATATTTAGCAGGTGCGAAAAAAATATCAAGGGGTGGGGCTATGGATAGCAAAATAAATTCAACTAAAAATATCTTTGATAAATATTTCAAATAGGAGTAAAAAATGGTGCAAAAAACAGTAAATAGAATTATCGCTAGTAATACAATTGGCGAGTTTTGGGATGATAGCGTTCGCAAATGCCTACCGTATGCGATTAATAGCACAGATGCTACAAATAACGTAATAGGCAGATATTTCACTAGCTCAGACGGCGTTTCAGTTTCTGCAGGTGGAAGCGGTGCTGGAGTAGGAGTATTTATAGGACCAAAAACACAACCGAATTTTAATGGCGACCTTTCGGCTACTACAACAGTTCCGAATAATGTAGTCGGTGAGTTTTGTTCAATGGGAAGAGTTGTAGTCAATCTAGGGGCACAATCTACATTTGGGGCAGAGGTAAATTATACAGTTGCAACAGGAGCTCTAGGTGTAGGTGCTGGAGACAATTCTACAACTAAGACAATCCCTAACGCTTTTGTATTAGTGCCTGGTGGCTCTGATGGATTATGCGTCGTTGAATTTGGTAGAAATTAAGGAGGAAAATAATGTATATACCAGCTAATAAATGCAAACAAATAAATAATTTTGATAGTAAGGACGTGGCTCTTTTGTCACAAATCGGTATAAATCTTGATAGCCTAATCGCTCAAAAAGGTGGCGTAGGTATGGACGCACTTACGGCGACTTTTACAACCCCTAACGTTGGAGCACCTATACAATTCTTACAAAATTGGCTTCCAGGTATTGTTTCAAGCATAACCGCCGCTAGAAAAATTGACGAGCTTGTAGGTATCACAAATGCAGGAGCTTGGGAGGATGAGGAAATCGTTCAAGTTGTCTTAGAGAAAGCAGGATACGCTCAACCGTATGGCGACTATACAGATACGCCTCTATCAAACTACAACACAAACTTTGAAAAAAGAACGGTTGTAAGATATGAGGAGGGGTTGTCTGTTAATAAGCTTGAGGAAATGCAACAAGCTAAGTTCGGCGTTGATATGGCCGATTGGAAAAGAAAATCGGTAATTGACAACTTAGAAATAAGTAGGAATTCGGTAGGTTTTGTAGGTTTTAACAATGGCAATAATAAAACCTATGGATTATTAAATGACCCTAACCTACCAGCATATGTAAACGTTGTAGCTGGTGCAAGTACTAACACAGACTGGGCATCAAAAACAGCCCTTGAAATTCAACAAGATATCGTTACCGCTATGACAGCGTTGCAAACTCAAAGCGGTAGCAACTTTGACCCTAATAATGACCCTTGCGTTCTTGGTATAGCCGACAGTTGTATAGGTTTCCTTGATAAAACTACTCAATGGAATATGCAAACTGTTCGCCAGTTTATACTAAATAATTATAAGGGCGTTAGAATTGTAGCGGTTCCAGAGATGAACAAAGCTAACGGCAATGCTAATGTTTTCTATTTATTCGCTGAGGGCTTAAAAGGCGATAGCACAGACAACGGCAGAACATTTGACCAAATAGTGCCTACAAAACTTTTAAGTCTTGGAAATGAGGTAATGCTTAAAGGTTTCACAGAGGGCTACTCAAATGCAACAGCTGGAGTATTCTGCAAAAGACCATATTTAGTTAAAAGATATAGCGGTATTTAATATACCGCCTTTATAAAAAGGATAAAAAAATGATAATTTACTCTAAACTAACTTGCGATAATGTTTTCCCTGTATATGAGAAAGTAGCCGACGGAATAAAAATAATAAAGAATATTCTTATAAAAGGCGGCGCAGGAGTAGCCGATAAAAAAACACTTTTAACGGCTCCAGCGATAGCGACTGAAATAAGCGATAGCGACTATGAACTTCTTAAGGAAATGCCGTCTTTTAAACAACAAGTAGAAGCGGGATTTATTTTGGTATCTCAAAAAAAGTCAGACGTTGAAAAAGTTGTAAAGGATATGACTGTTCAAGAGGACGGCTCATCACCTGATACACCAGCAAAAGCAAAAGCTAGGGCTAAAAAATAATAAAATGGCTAGTGTAATTTTAGATATTAGCGATTTTAGAGCTTTGTATCCAGCCTTTGCAGATACGGAGCTATATCCTGATATAAATATCACGACCGCTTTTGATACCGCTACACTTTATAAATCGAATGAAAGCAGTAAATGCGTGAGTATTGACAGACTTCGCACTATGCTATATTTACTTACCGCGCATATTTTGTTTGTTAACCAAAAGGCAAACAACGGCGACCAAAGTGGGCTACTAGCAAGTGCGACGGTGGATAAAGTAAGCGTATCTATGCAGACCACTAGCAAAAACAATGCTTTTCACTATTGGCTAAATCAAAGCCCTTACGGACAGCAATATCTAGCCCTAAGTAGGCTTTGTTTGCTTGGTGGCGTCTATGTAGGCGGAAGCCCTGAAATGATAGCATATCCAAAGGCTAGGTTTTGGTAACTAAAAAAGAAGTGAAAATCAATTTTTCACAGGCTATTAAGCAAGTATCAAAAATAAGCGCCGAAGTTGGCTTTTTGTCAAGTGCAACATATGAAAACGGCGAAAAAGTGGCTATGGTGGCGGCTCAAAATGAGTATGGAAATTCAAGCAAACATATACCGCCTCGCCCTTTTATGCGACCTGCAAAAGATAAAAACGCTACAGCTTGGAATGAGACCTTTCAAAGAGCTATCAAGCAAGGGCTTAGAAGTGGAAATTTAAAAAGCGCTTTTGATATTGTATCTTTGCAGGTGGTGGGCGATATAAAAAAATCCATAGTCGCCGTAACTAAACCAGCCCTAAAACCTGCTACTGTAGAGGCAAGGCTCAAGGGCAAAAAGCAAGGAAAGGGTGTATCTCTATCAGTTGCAAAGCCTCTAATCGATAGTGGGTATATGCTAAATAGTATAAATTACGAAGTAAAGGAAAGTTAAGAAATGATAGGCAATTTACTAAGCTCTGCTCTTGGATTGATAGGGCATCAGACGCTATCATATAAGCATTTTACAGGTTATACCGTTTCTGATATTGGCGTAAAAGTATCTATCTATGAAGAGCCTATCCCTTTGCGTGGCAGTTTTCAACCGGTGCCAAAAGAACTCTATGAAGTGAATGGGCTAGATTTCAAACAGCAATGGTTTGTTTTCTATACTTCAAAAAATATACTTGAAATTGGTGAGGATACAAGCTCTGATATTTTGATATACAATTCCAAAAGATATCAAGTTACTTCAAAGAATGATTGGCTAGATTTTAACGGCTGGGTGGGGGTGCTTTGTGTCAGAATATGAACTCATACGAATATTTAGACCGTTGATAATTGACGGCTTGACAAGCGTTGGTATTGAAAATGTCGGCGTGTATATGGGATATCAACCTACAAAACAAGGGGCAACAGATAGGGCGGTATATTTTCACGCGGTTTCTGATATTCTCAAAGGATATCCGAAAAAAAGCGATTATATCGATAACGATACTGGTAAGATGATGCACGAAGAGGCTCAACTCATAGAAGCAACTTTTCAGATTAATACCATAGTGAAATTTAACGAAACGTTATCAAGCACGGACTTAGCTTATTATGTTTCGGCTATTTTACAAAGGGATAGCACGATACAAACCTTAGCTAGTTTTGGTATAGGCTTGTATCATATCGGTGAAATTAGAAAAATGTATTTCAAGAATTTTAACGATGAGAATGAGATAGAGCCTAGCTTTGATATCGTTTTGCAATATGAGAGAAAAATCATAAATGAAGTTGGAGTAATAAGCTCTAAAAAAATAATACTAAAAGGAGTATAAATGGCGATACCATTTTCAAAATACGTATCAATCACAAGCGGAGTTGGTGGCGGAAATGCAGTAGCTAGAAAAGAGCTAATTTTGCGTATGTTTTCAAGCAATCCACTAATCGCGCCTAATACAGTTTATGAATTCACAGACCTTGATAGCGTGAATTCATTTTTTGGAACAAGTAGCGAAGAATACCAAAGAGCGAGTATATACTTTGGCTTTATCTCAAAGAATATCGTAAAGGCTCAAAAAATAAGCTACTACAGATATATCAAAACAGATACTAAGCCTATGATATGGGGCGGACAAACTGCTAAAAATCTCGGCGATTTTTCATCAATATCAGACGGACAGTTTATACTAGAGATTGGTGGTATTAAAAAGACAATCACGGTAGATTTGTCAGGGGCTACAAGCTTAAGCGACGTTGCGAACAAAATTCAGACAAGCATTCAAACCAACGAAGAGGCACAATTTAAGACCGCCACCGCAACATACAACGTATCAAGGAAAAGCTTTGATTTTGTGGGTGGCGTGGCAGAAGATGCGACTATAAGCGTTCAAAGCTCAAGTGCTGGGACAAATATTACAGACCTCTTAGAATGGAATTATCTCGCCGTCTTTGCAAATGGAGCGGTTGCTGAAAATTTAACCACCTGCTTAAATAAAAGCGTAAATATATCAACAAATTTTGCAACCTTGCTTTTTGTAGATGATTTGACTTTGGCAGAAAAACAAGAGGTGGCTAGTTGGACACAAGCTGGAAACAACGCTTATATGTATTGTGCGCCAACAACACTAAACACAGCAAATACCGATAGTGCAGGACTTATTGACTATGGCGGAACAGGCTTAACTATTGTGAATGATGATTATGCCGATATGATACCTGCTATACTTACGGCTACTATTGATTTTTCAAAAAGAAACAGCGTTATAAACTTTATGTATAATCAGCTTGATTTTCAGCCGTCGGTTACTACAGGAACGCTAAGCAATCAAATGGACGCTCTAAGAGTGAATTATTACGGACAAACTCAAACTGCTGGGCAAAATATAAGCTTTTATCAACGCGGTAATCTAATGGGTGGGGCTACAGATGCGACCGCTATGAATACTTATGTAAATGAAATTTGGCTAAAAGATGCAATGGGCGCAAGTATAATGAGCGTATTATTATCACTTGCGAAAGTATCAGCAAACTCAAAAGGTAGAGCGCAAATACTCACGACCTGCCAAATCGTGATAAATGAAGCCCTAAATAATGGCGTGATTTCAGTTGGCAAAACGTTCAATAATACTCAAAAGCTATACATTGAACAAATAACAGGTGATGACCTTGCTTATATTGAAATTCAAAATAAAGGCTATTGGCTAGATGCGGTAATTGCCGAACAAGTGGTAAATGGCGTAACTGAATATAGCGTGAACTATACTCTTTTATATGGCAAAGATGATACGGTGCGTAAAGTAAATGGCACACATATTTTAATTTGATAAAGGATAGATATGACAAATATAAGCGGTAATGGACTTGTAGTAAATTTACAGGCTAGTGTAACATTCCCCGTTGGCTTTGAAATAACTCAATTTGCAGACGATGCAGACCCTTTTGATATTCCGACACAGACAATATCTGAAACAGCTATGGGGCTAAATGGTGATATGGTAGTATGGACAGCCTTAAGTCCTATTGAAATCTCTATAAGCGTTATCCCTAATAGCGACGATGATAAGAATTTATCAACGCTATTCGAAGCGAACCGTGGCGGTAAGGACAAGAGGGTGGCTAAAGACGTGATTACTTTAACTGGGATTTATCCAGACAGTAAAAAAATACAACTTGTTAATGGTGCAATAATTTCAGGAAATTCAGGGCTATCAATAGCATCTGCTGGTAGAATGAAATCAAAAACGTATGTTTTTAGATTTGAAAATAAAAACTAGCCAAAAATAACGGCTTTTTTCTACTCTTTTTTATGCCAAAATATAATAAAAAAAAGGGTAGGATATGGAACTGATAAAACCACTTGAAATCAAGATAAAAGATATTGACGGTATAGAGCAAACATTCATAATATCACGTTTGAATGCTATGCTAGGGCGTGAAGTAATAGCTAAATATCCGCTTAGCTCAATGCCAAAAATCGGCGACTATGAAAATAATAAAGACACAATGCTAAAACTCATTTCACACACTCAAAAAGTGCTACCTGATGGAACAAAAATAACTCTAAATAGTGAGGCTTTGATAAACAATCATATCACAGACGGCGAAACTTTGATGAAGCTTGAATATGAAATGCTAAAATACAATATCGGTTTTTTAGCAAATGGGAGTATCCAAAAATTAGCTCAAAAAATCAAGGAAGCACTCCCAGATATTGCTACAAGAATATTGAGCCAATCTTTGCAGTCATCATTTCAGAAAAGATAGCCACTTTGCACGAATTACGCACAATTTACGATTTCGAAGACGCGCTAAAAATGCAAGAGATAATTTTGATAAATAGAGCAAATGAAGCTGAGGCTATTGAACAGGCTAAAAGAGGGAAAAAATGATAATTGAAACCTTGACCTATTTATTTGACGCTGATATAAGCAAACTTCAAAAAGGCGAAAAAACCGCCGAAAAAGACGCGAAAAATTTAGATAGTGCTTTAAATAAGGTGGATAAAACCGCCGAAACTATGGGCAAGAGCTTTGTAGATATGATATCTACCGCAGGGGGTGCTTTAACCGCTCTGCTATCATTCTCGGCTTTATCGGCTGGAATAGCTCAAACGTCGGCGTATGTGGATAATCTAGCCAAAACTTCACGATTACTTGGCGAAAATATCAACGAACTAGGCGCATATCAAGAGCTAGTCGTAAAAAGCGGTGGCGATGTCGGCGGTTTTCAAAGTAGCGTAAAAGCCCTTAACGAACAGATGAATGAATTCGTGGTTACTGGAAGCACCGGGGCACTTCCATTTATGCAACGTCTAGGCATATCAATGGTAGATACCAACGGCAAAGCTAAAAAAGCACTTGATATACTTCCCGAACTTGCGGAAAAGTTTGAAAAACTATCAAAAACAGAAAGCGCAGGAATAGGCAAAAAGCTAGGACTAGATGAGGGCACTATTGGACTTTTACAACAAGGCAGGAAAGAGGTAGAGGCTCAACTAAAAAGGCAAAAAGAGCTATTTTCTATCACTGAAAAACAAGCAAAAGTTTTTGAAGATTTTAACGATGCCGTCTCTGATACTAGCACGGCTTTTCGTGGGCTATTTGTAGAGCTTGGAGCTGATATTCTTCCGATAGTGAAATATTTTCTTACAAAAATTCAAGACTTCGCCGTTTGGCTAAAACAAAACGAAAAGTTCGTTACAGGATTTTTTATAGCCGTTGGTGTAGCTATTACCGCTTATGCTTTACCAGCTATTATCAAAATGGGGTTAGCGATGATAACGGCGTTTGCACCATTCTACTTAATAGGCGGATTGATAGCAGGAATAGCGATAGCCGTTGGATTTCTCTATGATGATATTATGACTTTTCTAGAGGGTGGAAATAGTGCGTTCGGTGAATTTTTAAAATGGCTCGGACTATCCGATGAAAAGATAGAGGGCGTTAAGAATAGCATTAAACAAACTTGGGCTTTTTTCAAAGATTTCTTTTCAGATTTAGTCAATATCATACTTCACCCTATACAGGCTTTAGAGGATTTCATCGCTATGATTTCAGACGCTATAGGATTAACCGACGTATTCTCAAAAGCTAGTGATGCGGTATCAAGTGGGATGAAAAAGGTAAAAAGCTTTTTTGGCTTTGGCGATGATGAGAGCGAACAAACACAGGCTCAAGCCGTCGTGGCTGGAGCAAATGCAAACCCCTATAATATGGTAAATAGCAATATTCTAAATACCTCTAAAAGCGATAATAACAGAACAAGCAATATCAAAATAGAAAAAGTAGAGGTTCAAACTCAAGCAACAGATGCGAACGGTATATCTCAAAGCATAGGCGATAGCCTAAGTTCTCAACTAAAAAATACCACCGCTACATATGAGGACGGATTGGAGGCTTAAAATATGGCAACTATTAAACAAACTAGCGATATGGTGGCGATTTTCAATAGTGAAACGTTCGAACAAGTTTTTGTAAAAGCTCGACCGGTAGAGGCTAGTATTAAGATGAGTTCAAAAGTGATGACTCACCCGCTAGAGGACGGCTCAAGCGTGAGCGACCACCAAATATTCGATTTAATAGGAGTTGATATTTCTTTTTTGCTCTCAACTGATGATTATGTCAGCGTGTATCAATCCATAAAAACAGCATATGAAAAATCAATACTATTTACTATACAGACAAAAACCGACGTATATGAAAATATGCTTATCCAGCAAATGCCACGCAAAGAGAGCGTAAATATGTTTAACGGCGTGGGGCTAAATATAAGTTTTATAGAATTCAAAAAAATCAAGGCAACTGTAACAAGAGGCATCGGAACGCCGCGCCATAGCAAGGACGCTAAAAATCAAAATAGCGGAAAACAGCAGGGGACACAAAAACAAAACTCATCACTACTCTATAGGATAACGAAATGATACAGCTAGATATACAGGCTATACCTAATCAAAGTTTTAACATTCAAATAGAGAATATCACGTATGAGATAAAAATCAGACAGGGAAAAAATGCCGTGCTGATAGATATTTCACAAAATGAAACGCCTTTGATTTTAGGCAGAATGCTAACGCCATTCACTCCGCTAATACCATATCAGTATTTAACAAACGGCGGAAATTTCTATTTTGAAACTCAAAATAACGAACTAGCCGATTATTTAAAGTTCGGATTATCACAATTCTTATATTTTGTATTTGATAGAGAGCTAAAAAATGATAGATAAAAGACTTCTAAAAATCGGCGTTCAAGTTGGCAATGATATACGCTACTATGAAGACCTTGATATTTCCGCTAGTGGCTCAAAAGTAACTAATGAAATACCAAATGAATTCACAATTAAAATCACAAACCTACAAAAAAGCGTGAGGGATAGAATACTCACTGAGAGCAATATACTCAATCGTGGACTATCAAAAAAGAAAATTTATCTATATGCGGGGCGTGAAAGCTATGGCTATTCATTGGTATTTAGCGGTGATATCCGACAGGTTTCGATATCGCAACCACCGGATATTTCACTATCAATTATCGCCTATACAGGCGATGCCTCGAAAATGGAGGCAATCTCTCAAAGTTCAGATACAGAGATGATAGCACTATCACAGTTAAGCCAAAATGTAGCGGAACAGCTTGAAAAACAGCTCGTATTTGAAGCAACTGATAAACAGATTGGAAGTTTTGCATACACAGGCTCAAAGCTGGGGCTAGTTTCAAAACTTGCAAGTAGCGGGGGAGTGAATGCGTATATTGATGATGAAACGCTAGTCGTTAAAGATAGCGATAAACCACTTAAAGGCGGAGCATTTGTTATTAGCGCCGATAGCGGAATGATAGGTATTCCAAGCGTTTCAGAAAGAGGAGTTAGCGTAAAGATAATGTTTAATCCTAACATAAGGCTAGGCGGTAGCTTTTATCTAAGAAGTGAGTTAAATCCCTCTATAAATGGAGCGTATATTATATCAAAAATCACGTATGACCTACAAAATAGAAATCAAAATTTCTATTGCACGATAGACGGAATTATCTCAAGGTGAAAAATGATAAAATATCATAAAAGAGGTAAAATATGTCGGTAAATATTCCATTCACAGACCCCGCGAATGAGGGAAGCCTTGAGGGCGTTTTGAAAACCGTAAATAATAAGCTTTTGCAAAGTCTCGATAAATGCCTACCCGCAAAGATAATAAAAGTAGATAGGGCGAAAAATAGAGTTCAAGTTCAACCGTTAATCGCTAGGCTAAAAACAGACGGTGGAACGTTATCAAGAGCACCGATAATTGATATTCCTATTATAAATATTAGCGGTGGCGGATTTATAATAAACTTCCCTTTGCAAGTAGGGGATTTAGGCTGGGTATTCGCGTGTGATAGAGATATAACGCTTTTTAAAAAAAGCTATTCTGAAGCAAAGCCAAACACTATAAGAAAGCACACTTTCGAAGATAGTATTTTTTTACCAGATATCATCAATCCTGTGGGTATTAATATTTCTGATAGCTCTGCTCTAGTGATACAAAGTTGCGACGGAAGCACAAAAATAGCAATGGAGAACGGAAAAATAACTATAAAAGCCGATACGATTGATTTTCAAACGCCAAACGCAAATTTCATCGGCGGAACAGTGAAAAACGACGGCGTGAGTATGGATAAAAATCATAAACACGCTCAGGGTAGCGATAGCCACGGCGATGCGGAGCAAGATACAACGCCACCTATAAATTAGGAAAAAAATATGAGAGTGATAGCAAAAAATAATAAAAATGATTTGTATATAGATAGTAGGGGAAACCTTGCGATAAGCACGGAGCTAAAAGCGTGTATTGAGGCGTGTGAAACGAAAGTAAGCACTATGTTAGGCGAAATGATTTTTTTTACGGAACAAGGAATTCCAAATTTTGAACTAATCTGGAATGGAAACCCTAATTTTCTTCAAGCTCAAATGGCTATACGCAGGGCTATTCTAAGCGTTGAAAATGTTACGGATATTTTGGAGCTTGAAACTTTTGCAAATAATAATACTTTTTCATATACGGCTACAATTCAAACTACTTTTGGGATTGGGAGGATAACAAATGGCTTATAATTTTCTAAATAATAGCGGTATTGTAGTCGCTGATACCGATAGCATATATCAAGAGGTAGAACAAGAATATAAAAAAGCTTTTGGGAGCGACCTTGTAACGACAGCCGATAGCCCTGCAGGTGTTCTCATCACAGCTGAAACTATAGCTAGGACAAACACGGCTCAGTCTATGGCTGAGGTTGCAAATCAAATCAATCCTGATATTGCAAGTGGGGTATTTTTAGACGCTATCTTGGCACTTACCGGTGGGGCTAGGACAAAAGCTACAAGCACAAGCGTGACAGCAACTCTTACAGGGGTAGCAGGAGCCGTAATACCTGCTGGAAGTCAAGCGAAAACTAACGATGAAAATATCTTTTCGCTTGTTTCTGATACATTGATACCTGCTAGCGGAAGCACGACAGCAACATTTCTAAGCGTTGAAAAAGGAGCTATACCTTGCACGGCTGGGGCTTTGAATACAATAGTATCTCAAGTGCTAGGCTGGGAAACAATCAACAATACCGATGCTGGAACGCTAGGACTTGAAACACAAAGCGATATCGAAGCTAGAGAAAAAAGAAAACTAGAACTCGCTATAATAGGGCGTTCAACGGTAGAGGCTATTTGTAGTGCTCTGTATTCGCTCACAGACGTTAAATCTCTATCATTTCGTGAGAATACCGCAAATACAACTCAAACGATAGATGGTATTCAAATGATAGCTCATTCGATATATGTCTGTGTAGATGGTGGAACAGATGAAGAGATAGCCAAAGCCCTGCTAGACAACAAAACGCTAGGAGCTGGATACAATGGAAGTCAAGAAGTGTCTATAATAGAGACTATAAGCGGTCAAAAATACACGGTTAAGTTTGATAGACCTACACTAGTGCAAATACAAATCAAAATAAGCGTTAAGGTTATTAGCTATACAGGCTCACCGCAAGATTTCGTAAAAAATGCTATTTTAGCATATGCGAACAATCCTATTAAAACGGAGGGCTTTACGGTTGGAAATGATGTCTCACCTGTAGAAATAGCGTCAAGCGTGGCTGTAAATACGGGCTTTTTCGTCTCAGATATTCAAATCAAAAAACAAAGTGATAGCGATTATGTGAGAACTACTATCCCTATCGCTTTGAATGAGAGGGCTAATACTACCGCAAATCTGATAGAGGTTGAAATCTTATGAGTGATAAAATTCAAGATTTCGACTATTCAGTAGATTTACTTCAAGCGTTGCTATGGCAATATAACGACGCTGAAAAACTTCAGAGCCTACTTTTTCAAAAAAACAAGTGGTACAAAGAAAATGTAAGCGATTTTTGGGATAACTGGTATCGCGACGTTTTTAACCTTGATACGGCGAACGATTTCGGCTTAACAGTTTGGGCGAAGATACTTAATATCAGTTTTTCAGTTAGCGAACCGCCACGCTCTGCTAGTAATACGTTCGGCTTTGGGAATTACTACTTAAACTTTTTTGATAGCAATTTTTATCCTGAAAAAAGCGGTGATTTTATCCTAAATGAAAATCAAAAAAGAATAGTTCTAAAACTTCGATTTTTTCAAATAATAAGTCGTGCTACAATACCTGAAATAAATCAGGCGTTAAGCGTAATATTCAAAAGTAAAGCTTACGCGATTGATATAGGTGATATGTCAAACGAAATAGTTATCATTACCACGCAATTAACGGCTGATATTCAATTCATATTGTCAAGATATGATTTAATCCCGCGCCCCTCGACTATAGGGGTAAGGACTATTACGGTAACAGGTAGAGAGTTTGGCTTTGCACCCTATGGTAATAATTTTCATAATGCATTTTTTGCAAATTAAGGAGTAAATTTTGGCTACATACATTCAAAAACCATTCGCGATTAACGGCGATATAACAGAGATACCAGCAGACACGACGCTAAACGGGGCGGTATCATTTCAGCAAGGATACACAAGCTACTATGAGCTTGACCCTACAACAGACCCTCTAGCTCAAAGAATAGAACGCTCAAAGATGAACTATCTATTTAATACTATCACCGCAAATACCAAAGAATGGCAAGAGCAAACATTCCCTGCGTGGATATCTAATAGCGGTAGCGGAACGCCTTTTGGCTATCAAATAGGCGCGATTGTCAAATACACGGACGGGAAGTTTTATCAAAGCTTAGTCGATAATAATACTGAACCGCCTACAAATGCTACAAATTGGCAAGAGTTTAAGCCTTTAATCACCACCCCTGCAAATGTGATACTTGCTACTCTAAACACGGCGATAGGCGTAGTTAATTTAGGCACACAGTTTTATTGTTCTGAGAATAAAAATACCTATATTTTAATAAAAAATACAAATGTAACAGCAGAAACAACTCTACAAGAACTTATCAATAGCAATTCTGTGCAAAATAATACGCCTTTAGGAATAGGACAGACTTGGCAAGATTTAAAAAGTCAAAGAACTTATAACGTAACATATACGAATAATACGGGTAGGGCAATTGCCGTTATGTTTTCAGCTTTTGGAACAACCGTTGCAAGTTCTGATTTTTATATTAACGGCAATAGAATGGCTTACTCTAGGAGCTACGGTATAAGTGGCGAAGCTCAAAGCACTTTTATATTTGCCATCGTCCCGGTAGGTGCTACATATAAGCTTGGTGCTAATCCAGATCTATATTTCGAACTACGATAAAAAAAGGATAAACAATGTATTACAAAAATGATAACGATGAGCTTTTTTTCGAGCCGTCGCAAAAAGTTATAATTGAAAATAAGCTACAAGAAATAACTAAAGAAAAATTCGACGAAATCTTGGCAAATATGAACAAGCCGTCTTTTGATGAAGCTAAAAAAAATAAACAAACGGCAATAAACAACGCTTTTGAAGCCGAATTAAATAACCTATCAAACGGGCTAAATATTGAAAATATCGGCGTAGTGGATTGCGGAAAACAGCATTTAACAAATGTTCAAGGTTTAATCAAAGTAGTTGAAAGTGGAGCTATTGAAAACGTGAATTTCAGGCTTTTTGACAACTCTACAACTAAACTCAATCTAGAGCAATTAAAAAAGATTGAACTAGCCATTATTTTAAAAGGTCAAGAGCTTTATGTTAAAAAATGGGAGCTTGAAGCTAAAATAAATTCAGCCAAAAACGCAGATGAGCTTGAATTCGAAATAACGTTTAATTAAAAAAAGTGGGGGTAAATGAAAATATCAAGACCTATTTTAAAACCAGTAGATAAGGATAGATTTGAGCTAGCTCATAGGTATAAGTATGGAGCCCTGAATATACCAAAGGGCTTTCAAACAAACGGGGCAAATATACCCCGTATCTTTTGGTCTATCTTTCCACCAAATAGCCCTGAGTATATCTCTGCAGCATTAGTTCACGACTATCTATGCGACAAGGCTAAAAGCAAAGCAGACTATAAATACGCTGATAAAATGCTTTATGAGATGATGATAGCTCTTGAAGTATCTAAATGGAAATGTAAAGTCTTTTATCTAGCTTGTAGGGCTTATCATAAAATAAAGGAGCTAAGATGAATTACATCTATATTATTTTAGGGCTTTTGATAGCCTTTGTTGGCGTGTATGTTAATAATACAATTAATAATCTTGAAAAAGATAATGAGAAGCTAAGCACTAGCCTAAACATAGCTATAAATGCAAATGAGAGCTATAAGGCTACAATTGAGCAGATACAAACAGATTATATAAAAGGCTTAGAAGTTTTATCAGCTATTAAAAATGAAAAAGAAAAGGAAGTTAGATATGTTACAACTATCAAAGAGAAAATTATCAGGGATAATAACTCTACTTGCATTGACGCTATTAACGCTATTTATGCAAGGTTGCACGAGCAAAGAAACATTGATATCAACGCCAGTAAATAGCCCTAAGATAAGTTTTACGCCTGTTATTGCTGAACTTCCTATAATGGACTTTAACCGCACGGCTAAAACTGAGCAAGAAGCGTCTTTAATGGCTTGGGATTTATACGCTTACATAAGAGAGTTGGAGCTAAAACTAAAAGGAATACAGAAAAGTGAATGATTTAAACGTTATAAGTACATTTGCGTCAAATGCTGAAAAAATGGGGATTATAGGATTTTTAGTGCTAGTTTTAATCTATTTCATCTATCAGCATCAGACGATAAATAAGCAAATGACACAAGCTTTGCAAGATTTAAAAGACCAAACAAAAGAGCTAAACGCTATTTTAAGACAACAACTAGATTTTCAAAGCAAATTCATCGGTGATTTAAGAGATGATATCAAAGATATAAAGGCTAAAACAAGCGATATGCATTTACACTGCAAAGAGAGTGCGAATATCATACGAGATAAAATTCAAGGGAGTAGTTTTAGATGA